TTTTAATTTTGTTCATTCTCTAACCTTATCTATATGCAAGTTATTAAATAAATCTATTTGTTTTGGTGTATTCATTTTATAACCTTTCTTATTATTCATAGTTAGTGAATTAAACTAGATTTGAAATTATTACAATAGATTTAATTAAAATAATTATAGTAAATAAACAGTAAAAAGAGAGCAAAAAAGTAAAACATGATTTTCCCAGAAAACAGCCAAAAACAGCCAAAACAAAGCTTTGAAAAAAATATAAGTATTTCCCTGTTTTTAGCCACTAATTAAACATATTACATATAGAGAGATAAAACATATTATGAGTAGAAAAATAACCATAAAACCAGAAGAAGCATTAAACAAATATCTAGAACTTGGACAAGGTCGATCCCTGAATAAATTAAATAAAATATTAGGTAGTAACTCCCCAGCTTATGACACATTAAAGCGGTGGTGCTCTAAATTCGATTGGGTCGAATTAGCTAAACAAACCGATTTTAAAGCTCGTCAGACCATGAAAGAGAAACATAGTATAGAATTGAGTGAAAAAACATTTAATGAGATTAGCGAACTACAAGAGATTAATAAGAAACTATTAATAAAAATAAATCAAACATTGAACATAACGCACATAGATAAACCAGAACATATAAAAGCGTTAGGTGATCTTGCTCTATCTGTCAGTAAACAAGTACAGGTGTTAACTGGTGGCGTATCAGAACGCACAGAACTTAACAACATAGAAGGCTTAACACAAAACGAGCTAAAGGATTATATTTCTAAGTTAATGTATGATCTAGGGCTAGAAGAAAAGCCAGAAGACATAGGGCAAGGCAAGAAACCACACTAAACCAGAGACCAAAGCCCAGACTGGATAGGAAAAGGCAGGGCAAGGCATACAATAAGACCCCCACCCCCCCATCTGACATAATCGATATAACATCCATATAGCCAGTAAATTATATTTTAACACCATATAGCAGATACCCCCCTATTAAAATAAAGGATTGCTTGTGTTTTTTTTTAAAATATGTTATAATTCTATACTGAATTAATACGTCAAAAAAAATTAATGGAATTATGGGAAATGTGGTTGTTATTAATGGTCACAATTAATACAGCACAAAACCTTGTAGTATTTTTTGTAGGTAGAAAATTCAAAAAAACAAAGTAATACCTACATATGCAAACAGCAGAACAAATAGATAAAATTTCTGCACTACAACAAGCCATAAATAGGCTATCTGTTTTAGAAAAACACGATAAAGTACAAGGTTCACTTTTGGAATACGCAAAATTCCAAATGCCCGAATACCAAACACCTGCCCACATTAAATTACTAGCTCATAAACTTGAAGAAGTAGAGCGAGGTAACATTAAACGATTAGCAATATTCATGCCACCTAGACATGGCAAGAGTCAGCTAACGTCACAATTTTTTCCTGCATGGTATTTAGGTCGCAACCCTAGTAAATTTGTCATTGCAACAACCTACGCACAAGACTTAGCGGATGATTTCGGTAGGTCAGTACGCAATCAAATACAGGATGAAGACTATAATCGTATATTTAACGATTGTACCTTGTCAAAGGATAGTAGTTCTGTTAGAAGATTCCATACCACCGGTAGTGGTGTGTATTATGCAGTAGGTGCTGGCGGGGCAATTACCGGTAGGGGTGCACACTTACTCCTAATAGACGACCCAATTAAAGGTAGGGAAGATGCAGATAGTGACGCAATGCGTTCTAACTTAATCGATTGGTATAGATCAACTGCATATTCACGATTAATGCCCGGTGGTAGTATTATCTTAATACAAACCAGATGGCATGAAGACGATTTAGCAGGATGGATATTACGAGAAACAAGTCACGAACCATGGGAAGTTGTAGAACTACCTGCGGTACTAGACGAGAAAGCCTCAAAAATTTTGAAGCGACCAAAGGGTCAAGCCCTTTGGCCCGAAGCCTACGATAAAAAAAGATTAGAAGAGATTAAAAAAACAGCAGGATCGAGAGAGTGGAACTCTCTCTATATGCAAAGACCAAGTGCCGAAGAAGGAAACATCCTAAAAAGGTACTGGTGGAAAGAATGGACAGAAGATAACCCTCCCGAATGCAATTATATCTTGCAATCATGGGATACTGCGTATACTGTTAAAAGTACAAGTGACTACAGTGCAGTAACTACATGGGGTATATTCGAACATAATGGCATACAGAATGCTATTTTACTATCAGCTAGACGTGAGAGGTGGGAATTTCCCGAACTCAAGTCAGAAGCTATTAAATTATACAATGAATTTAGGCCAGACGTGGTGTTAATTGAAGCAAAAGCATCTGGTTGGTCGCTTATACAGGAATTACAAAGAGCAGGTATACCTATTACGCCTTTTAATCCTAAAAGAGCAGATAAAAAGACAAGAGCACACTCTGTAACGCCACTATTTGAGTCTGGAAGGGTATGGTATCCTTCATCAAAGTATTGGGCAGAGGATGTTATTAACCAATGTGCACAATTTCCATCATCAAACTACGATGATTTGGTAGATTCTACGACACAAGCGTTAATGCGATTAAGACAAGGACTATTTGTAGAACATCCGCAGGACATTCCACTAGAACCTTCTGCACCTACAGGTAGTTATTGGTAATAAAAAAAATTTTTTAAAATATGGCAAGACAAAAAACATCAGAATTTGACCAAACAGTTAAAATGGATCAAGTGCAAGTAATTACACCAGATGAAGTAATAGAAGAAACTACTATTACTGTTGATATTGATGATAACCTTGCTGATAAAATGGATGAAGACCAATTAGAGTCTTTATCTAGTGAATTAATTGATCAATATGAATCTGATAAACGTAGTCGCAGTGAATATGAAGCGACTATGAAAAAAGGTATTGATCTTTTGGGATTAAAATTAGAAGATACACACAGACCATTCCAAGGTGCGTGTTCTGCACATCATCCTTTAATGGTTGAAGCGGCAGTACAATTTCAATCCCAAGCGATTAAAGAATTATACCCAGCTAATGGGCCAGTTCGTACAAAAGTTGTAGGCTCTGTAACACCAGAGAAATCTAAACAAGCACATCGTGTTAAAAACTTTATGAACTATCAGATTACTGAAGTCATGGAAGAATTTTTTGACGATCTGGATCAAATGCTTTTCTACCTCCCGATTGTAGGTTCATGCTTTAAGAAGATTTATTACGATGAATCCTTAAAGAGACCTATAGCACGATTTATCCCTGTCGAAGATTTTATCATTTCGTATGATACACCCGATCTTCGTTCTTCTGGAAGATACACTCATGTTATTCGCTTAACAGAAAACGAATTACGAAAAAGAATCGTATCTGGTTTTTATAAAGAGATGGATATGATGGGTGATGCATCTCCAGAAACAGGGGATATCGAAGATAAGATACAAGAAGTACAAGGCGTAACAAGAGACGCTTCTTCTAAAGATAAAATTTATACATTACTAGAAATGCACGTTGATCTTGACCTTGAAGGTTTTGAAGATGAAAACAATGTAGCACTTCCTTATATTGTAACTATTTGTAAAGATACATCTGAAGTTTTAAGCATTCGTGCTAACTACTATGAAGATGATGAAGAGAAAAAAAGAATACAACATTTTGTACATTACAAGTTTATTCCCGGATTTGGTTTTTATGGACTTGGATATGTACACTTATTAGGTAATTTACAAAAATCGGCAACGACAATATTACGATCTCTAATTGATGCTGGTCAATTCTCTAATCTTCCTGCTGGATTTAAAGCAAGAGGAATGAGAGTAGAAGGTGGTGATACACCTATAGGCTTTGGTGAATTTAGAGATGTTGAAGGTTATGGTGATGATATAAAAAAATCGGTTATACCATTACCATTTAAAGAACCGTCTCAAGTGTTAACACAATTACTTGGTGCAATGACGGATGAGGGTAGACGACTAGCCGCTATTACTGATATGCAAGTTGGTGATGGCAACAGCCAAGCTCCAGTAGGGACAACGATAGCGTTGTTGGAGCAAGGTACAAAGGTGATGTCGTCTATTCATAAAAGATTACACAATACACAAAAAGAAGAATTAAAAGTTTTATCGAGAATCAATGCAGACTACTTGCCGGATTATTACCCTTACGATGTTGAGGGTATAAGCCGATTTGTATTTAAAAAGGATTTTGATGGCAGGGTAGATGTTTTCCCTGTCTCTGATCCTAATATTTTCTCCACAGCACAAAGAGTTATACTTGCACAAACTCAATTACAAATGGCACAATCTGCACCGCAAATACATGATTTGCGTGAAGCATACAAAAGAATGTATGAAGCTCTCAATATAGAAAACATAGATGATTTAATTATGCCAGAGATGGGTGAGAAACCACTTGATCCTGCAACTGAGAATTATTCTATGTTACAAGGAAGACCTGTTAAAGCATATGGTTGGCAAGAGCACGAAGCACACATTGCTGTACACACAGCATTTGTTAGTGATCCTTCTAATTTGCCACAATCATCTAATCCTGCATTAGGTCAACAGATGGCAAATCAATTAATGCAACTTGTAACTTCACATATTGCAGAACATAAAGCACATCTGTATAGACAAATGATAGAAATGGAAAGTCAACAAGAATTACCTACTCCTCCCGATTACAATAAAGAAAATCCAGCTAAAGATGATAAATATGAATCACTTGATCCAGATACAGAAAATCAAGTATCTATTGCACAGGCTAATGTTGCAAATACTATTGCACAAAGAAATCAAGCATTAATTCAAGCACAACAAAATCAACAAGCAATGCAAGACCCTAGAGTACAATTAATGCAACAAGATTTACAATTACGTCAACAAGAAGCACAACAAGAAGCACAAGATGATATGATGCGTAATGATTTAAAGAACAAAGAATTGGAAATGAAAAACCAATTAGAAATGCAAAAATTAGAATTAGAAGTAGAAAAACTTCGTTTACAAAAAGAAATGAATGATATGAAAATGGCAACAGAAATGAATCAAAAAGCTCAAGAAAGAAAATCTCAAGAAAAAAGAGAAGCAGGTCGTATTCGTTCTAATGAAAGAATAGTATCATCTAAAGGAGAAAAAAAATAATGGGAAATGATAGTAAATTTATTGACAAAGAAACTGGAACAATAGACATAGATGCTATAGGTAAAGAATATAATGAACGAATTAAAAAAGCTCTTCAAGCAACAACTAATCAAGAAATGGCAGATAGTGCAAGTAGAAGTTATGCAATAGAATTTGACCAAGAAAATCCTATTAAACCTAAACCAAAACCTAAAAAACCTAGAAAAACAATTAGACCAGATAAAGGTGGTAAAGGTAATTATGCAATGGGTGGTATAGTTAAAATGTCTAATGGTGGGCCAGTTCCATCAAAATATAAAGGTTTTTCTAAACTACCAGAACCAGTACAAGAAAAAATTGATCCATCACTAGCTACAAAATATAACGCTGGTGGTATGGTTAAAAAAAATAAATTAAAAAATAATTACAGAGGTCAATACAATATACAAAAACAAAAGGTAAAATTTAAAGGCGTATATTAGTGGATACACCAAAATTTATTTATCACCTTCGTAAAAAAATAGAAAAAGAAAAAGATTTAATTGCTACTGCTCTTGTTGATGGAAGAGTATCAAAAGAAGATTATGATAAAAGCATAGGCAGAGCAAACGGTTTTACTACAGTGTTAGATATCCTCACGGAAATGTCAAAAAATATGGAGGATGTAAATGATAACTGAATTTTCTCTTGAAGAAAAAAAATTAAAAGATAATGAACACCCTGTTGCTGTAGGTCACAGAATATTAGTTAAAGTAATGGATGTGGCAGAAAAAACAAGTAAAGGAATATACTTGCCGGGCAAAGCTGTAGATGATCATCGCTCTGTAGCTTCAATAGGTAAGATTGTTCAAATGGGTGAAGACGCTTATCAAAGAGATGATATGTCTAAACCTTGGGCAAAAGTAAATGATTACGTCATGTTTGGAAAATATGCAGGACATCGTTTTCAATACGGTGAAGCAGAATTACGAATAATGAATGATGATGAGATTTTGGGAATAGTTCCAAATATTAAGAAAGTTACCTAATAACTTTCTCGTTTTAACAACGCAAATAAGGAGAAAATCGCTATGCAAGTAGTGCATGAACAAGTTGGTTTAGATAGTAAAAAATCTAAACCTTTGAAGGTTGTTGATGATGGTCAACAGGAAAAACTAGAGCCGTTTAGGTTAGAAAATGAAGTAAAAAGTCCTAGTGAGACCAATCAACAGCCTTCCGACCAAGAAGAAGAGGTCGCACAGGAAGAAGAAATTGAATCTGAAGAAGTAGAATCTGAAGTTGAATTACAAGAAGATACTGAGGAAGAAGATATTTCGGACAAAAAACCAAAAAAGAAAAAAAAGAATTATCAAGATCGTATAAACGAACTTGTTAAAAGAGCTAACGAGGCTGAAAGAGATCGTAATAAATTACATTCTTATAATCAAGAATTGGTTTCAAAAATTCAAACAATGAAACCAGATTATCAAAAAACTCAACAAGACCTTATAGATTCTAAAAAGAAAAATTTAGAAGAAGGTTTAAAATTAGCTCGTGAGTCTCATAAAGCGGCTTATGAATCTGGTGACTCTGATAAATTATTAGATTTAACAGAAAAAATTGCTGATATTAAGTATGATATGAAATCACTTAATAGTGAGGCTATTAAAAAAGTTACGACATCTGATAGCGATGTGGAAAAATTAACTACAAGTGCAACGAACACAAGTTCTAGTCAAGTTGATCCCAAAGCTCTAAGATGGGCACAATCGAACCCTTGGTTTGGTAAAGATGTTGCTATGACCGGTGCGGCATACAGCATTGATGCTCAATTAAAAAACGAAGGTTACGACCCATCTTCAGAGGAATATTATGCTGAAGTTGATCGCAGGGTAAAGGAATCCTTTCCTCATAAATTTGAAGAAGAAAAACCTAGACAAGTAGTAGCTGGTGTAAGACGAGGTACTAAAAACACGACTAATAAAGTTCGTTTATCTGAAAGCCAACTCGCAATGGCTCAGAGATTAGGAGTGCCACCTGAAGAATATGCGAAGTTTGTAGGGAGTAATTAATATGACAAAATCTACACAAACGACTCGTTCTAATGTTTCTCGTAAACATACTGAACGCAAAGTAACTTATACGCCTCCTAACGATCTGGATGCACCCAAACCCCACTCTGATGATATGAAATACAGATGGATAAGGGTACAAACTGTTGGAGAGGATGATACACGAAACATATCTAGACGAAGAAGAGAAGGATATGAATTTGTGCGTAAAGAAGAGCATCCAGATACAGAATTACCTGTACACGAAGGAGGTAAGTTTGCCGGAGTGATAGGAAGTGGAGATTTGGTTTTAGCAAAAATTCCAAAGGACTTCGTAGATGCAAGAAATACTTGGACTACTGATAGAACAAAAAGACAGCAACGTGCTGTTGATGAGAATATGATGAGAGAACAACATCCTTCCATGCCCATATCACAAAACAAAGATACTTCTATATCAACTGGGAATAAGCCCAAATTTGATAGTTAATAGTGTACAAAATAGCAATACTGGAGAAATAACACATGGCTAATTTAGACGCTCCTTCTGGAGCAAAACCACTTCGCCATAATTCTGGAGGCACAATCAGAACTAAAGAATACAAAATAGCTTCTGGTAGCTCAACCAACATTTTCACTGGAGATTTCGTAAAATTACTTAGCACTGGCTACATTGATGTAGCGGCCGCAGGTAATAGACTTCTTGGTGTTTTTGCTGGTGTGAGATACACAGCCTCAGATGGTACGCCAACATTCGCAAAATATTGGCCCGCAAGTACCGCTACTCTAGGTTCTGCTGATGCGATTGCTTATGTTTATGACGACCCTAATATTGTATTTGCAATACAAGGGGATGGTGCAGATGCGTTTACGCAAATTGGAAATCTCGCTGATATCGTAGCTACTGCTGGATCAACCGTTACTGGTCAATCCAAAATGGAGCTTGATACTAGTGATATTAAAACAGGCACTGCGAATTTAAGAATACTTGGTCTTGTAGATGACCCTAAAAATGAATGGGGAACAAATGCAGAACAAGAAGTTCTTATTTACGAGCATGAACTTAACCAGCACATCGATGCAGACGGAACACCGGGAGTATAATTATGGCAATATCACGATCACAACTAGCAAAAGAGCTAGAACCGGGACTTCACGCCTTATTTGGATTGGAGTATTCACGTTGGGAAAAAGAACACGAAGAGATATTCGCATCTGAAACTTCTAACAGAGCTTTTGAAGAAGAAGTTCTATTAACAGGTTTCAAAGGTGCGGCAGTTAAAGCAGAGGGATCAGCAGTCGGTTACGACTCTTCTTCCGAACTTTGGACTGCTAGGTATACTCACGAAACTATCGCATTGGCATTCGCAATTACTGAAGAAGCAGTTGAGGATAACCTTTACGATACACTTTCAAAGAGATATACTGCGGCTCTTGCACGTTCTATGGCATATACTAAACAAGTTAAAGGAGCTAACGTATTAAATAATGCGTTTAGTTCAAGCTATCCGGGTGGGGATGCAAAAGCGTTGATTACAACGGATCACCCTTCACTTGAAGCTGGAGACTTGGCTAACGAGCCATCAACTGCAACTGATCTATCTGAAACTTCACTAGAAAACGCAATGATTTCTATTGGTGGTTTCGTTGATGATAGAAACATACCAGTTGCTGTACAAGCTCGTAAGTTAGTAATACCAAAAGACTTAGCATTTACTGCTCAAAGAATTTTGAAAAGTGACCTAAGAGTTGGTTCGGCTGACAATGATACTAATGCATTAAAGAGCATGAATATGCTACCAGAAGGATATGTGGTTAACCACTATCTAACTGATACTGATGCATTCTTTATCTTAACAGACTTGAGAGAATCTGGTCTGAAAATGTTCCAAAGAAGACCTTTAAAAACTTCTATGGAGCCAGACTTTGAAACAGGAAATATGCGTTTCAAGGCATCTGAAAGATATTCTTTTGGATGGTCTGACTGGAGAACCGTATTTGGTTCACCGGGAGCGTAATAAAGTACAAATGAGAGGGGGTTTATCCCCCTCTTATCTTATTTCTAGGATTAATTAATTATACCAACTGCCCTAGCAGACAATCGTAGAAGAGATGGTATAAGTTTAACTACGGAGAATTATTATGGCTAATACAACTTTTAGCGGCCCTATTCGATCTGAAAATGGGATGAAGCTAGTTAGCAAAAACACTACATCTGGTCTAGTATCAGACAGAACTCTTGGTACTCCTATACAGGATGCAAGAAGAGTTTATTTTGACGAATGGTTTTTACAAAGACCGGGTCTTAATGCAAACATTGACCAAGTATCAACAGTAGAAGTACAACGTGCTTTAAATAGAAACTGGGAAGCACTTGGAACTAACATGACTACTGCGTTATGTACATTTGCTACAACTTCTGGTGGAGTTTTAGCAACAACAGCAGGTGCAGACCAAGACCAAGCAATTTTAACACCTCACTTAGATACTGCGGCAACAGCATGGGCAGGAACTTTATGGGGAACAGAAAACCAAGTGCATTTTGAAACATCAATTATGCTACCAGCACTTGATAACCAAAAAGTTTGGGCAGGATTAAAACTAACTAATGATCAATTAGTTGCAACTGATGCTAACCAAGTATTTTTTAAATATCAAACTGACGCTACTAACTCAGAAGCATTTACTGATTTTACTAAATGGCATTTTGTTCATAGTATTGGTGGTACTGACTACATAAGTCAACTACCTATTACTGTTGCGGCAAACACGCCTTATCATTTAAAAATTACAATTGATTCAGATAGAAAAGCATCAATTTTTGTAAATGGTATACAGTATAATGTAACAACTACTTCTGGTTCAACTGGTGGTACAGCAGTAACAACTGGTACTACTCCATCAACAGCTTTAACTGACGATATTGATTTAATTCCATACGTTGGTATTGAAGCAGGTGCGGCGGCGGCTGAAGCAGTTAACTGTCACTATGTTTGCTGTAGTAGAAACGTATACGAATAATCATAATGGCTAGGGTATAAAACCCCTAGCCCTTTTTTTAAAGGAGAATATTATGCTTATTTGTGAAAAATTAGCTTTTTTACTTTTAATAGTAAGAAATGAAATAGACAAAATTTTTTTAGGAGGTAAAAAATGGCAGATGCAGTAACGTCACAAATCATCAATGATAATGTAGGTGCTAAAAATATTTTAGTAAAACTTACTAATATATCTGATGGTAGTGGAGAAAGTGCAGTAGCAAAAGTAGACGTATCTGCTTTAGCGGCAAATAGTGATGGAACAGCTTGTTCTAGAGTTGCAATTCAAGAAATTTATTACGATATTTTTGGAATGAGAGTTGATTTATTATGGAATGCATCAACTAATGTTGTTTGTAAGGTACTAGGTGCTAATGGAGCATTGTCTTCTCAAGGTCATATAGATGTAAAAGAGTTTGGTGGAATTTTAAACAATGCTGGTTCTGGTATTAATGGTGATTTATTATTAACAACTACAGGACACACAGATGGAGACCACTACACAATTATATTAAAATTAAGTAAAACATATTAGGATAAAATATGGCAACATCTGGAACAACTTCTTTTGCACTACAGGTTGATGAAATTATTGAAGAAGCATTATTGCGTATTGGTGGTGAACCACAGGTAGGTAAAGAAGTACAAAGTGCTAGAAGATCAATGAATCTTATTTTTAGAGATTGGCTTAATAGAGGTATTTTGTTATGGGCAACAGATGAAGTAGAACAAACTTTAGCAAATGGAACAACAAGTTATACTTTAGATTCTGCTACAGTTGATATTTTAGAAGCTGTTTTACAAACTACTACATCTAGTGAAGAAACAGATATGAATATTACTAGAATTAGTAGAGAAGATTATTTAGAAATACCTAATAAAAATTCAAAAGGTAAACCATCTCAATATTTTATTGACAGATTGCGATCTGCACCTGTTGTATATTTATATCCAACACCAGATGATGCGTATGTTTTTAAATATAGAAGAAGTAAAAAATTAGAAGATATTGATGCATCATATCAAGATGTTGATGTACCAGATAGATTCTATCCTTGTTTGATTAGTGGGTTATCATATTATATGAGTTTAAAAAGACCACAAATAGACCCTCAAAGAAGACAAGAATTAAAATTATTATATGAAGAGGAATTTGATAGGGCAATAACGGAAGAACGAGAAAAAGTTGATTTAAAAATTATGCCACAACTATCTTATGTTTAATTATGTCTTATGCAAAAGGTAAATATGCTAAAGCAATATCTGACAGAAGTGGTTTAGCATTTCCATATAATGAAATGCGTAAGGAGTGGAATGGTTCTTTTGTTCACACTTCTGAATTTGAGACTAAACATCCTCAATTAGACCCAAAAAATAAAGGAGCAGATGCACAAGCATTAAAAAATGCTCGTGTACCAGTAAAATTAGAACCTTCTGATCAAATAGAAAATGGAACTTTAAATTCTTTACAAAAAACTTTAGGTCATACAGCTAAAACATTTGCTTCAACTTTTACAAGTGATTCAGCAAGTCCTTTAGTTACATCATTGACATTGACTGTAAGTTTAGGTAATGAATCTATAAGTGTCAGCTAAAGCAAATATATTTTTAGGAACACCATGTTATGGTGGTTGGTTAAGTGAAGATTACTTTCATAGTATTCTTGATTTACAAAATTTTTGTCGTCAAGAAGAAATAGCTTTACGAATACAAACTTTAGGGCAAGAGTCTTTAATAACAAGAGCAAGAAATACTATTGTTGCTAATTTTTTAGATAACAAAGATGCTACACATTTATTGTTTATAGATGCAGATATAGGTTTTGAAGCTAGTTCTATAAAAAGATATTTGGATTTTGATCAAGAAGTAATTTGTGCACCATATCCTATGAAAATGATAAGTTGGGAACTTATACCACAACTTGTTAAAGAAAATAAAGATTACAAAAATTTATGTCATCCTTATGTATTAAATTTTGCTGATAAAGATAATATAAATGTAGAAAAAGGTTTTGCTGAAGTATTAGATGCGGCAACAGGATTTATGTTGATTAAAAGATCATGCATAGAAAAAATGGTAAAAGAATATCCAGATTTATACTATGTAACAGATCAAATAATTAATGGAAAAGAATACGATTCAAAAAATACATATTTGTTTTTTGATACAATGAAAGATGAAAATGGAAGATACTTATCAGAAGATTACGCTTTCTCAAGAAGATGGCAAAAAATTGGAGGTAAAATCTGGGCAGACGTTGGTTCAAACCTCATCCATTACGGTTCATACAAATACTCTGGAAAACTCTGGAAACACTTTAACTTTAAAAGAGAAGAATAAAGACGTTGTAGTTCCTGTAAAAGGATTATCATTTAAAATAGGAAAAAATTAAATGGCAGATGCAGTAGCTAAACCAGTTAAAATGGCAATTATTAAAAATCCTGTAAAAGGATATATTAGAAATATGTCAGCAGAAGAAGTTAAAAAATACGAAGAAAGAGAAGAACGTCTTAAAAAAGAAGGTAAGAAATAATGGCAGATGATGCAACAGTAACACTAACAGCAACTATATTACCAGATGAAATAGCTAAAACTATTTCTGGTAGTATGACAATCAGTCCTGCTGATGCTAATGATAAGTGGTATTATAAACTTACAAGTGTTTCTAATGCAAGTACAGATTTAATTGCAGGATACTTTACAGATTACACTGCTGTTGATGATGATACAGCACCAACTGCTGTTGCTACAGGAGATAAAGTTAATTTTTTATTTATTAAAAATACTGATTCTTCTAATGATATTTACATTGTTTTAGATGCAGGAACAGCTTCTACTTCTGTAACTGATGGAATTAAAATAAAGGCAGGTCACTCTTGGTTTGCAAATTTACCAAATACAACTGTTGCTGATATACACGCAATATCGTCATCATCTACTGTGACGTGTGTAGTAGCGGCATTATTGGATGATGTAGGATAATATATGGCAACAATGACATATGCAAGTTTAACGCAAGATATTAAAGATTGGATGGAAAATGATGGAACAGAATTTTCTAATGAAACAGATAATTTTATTTCTTTAGCAGAACAACGTATATCAAGAGATATTGAACCTTATGCTTTTCACGAATCAGCAACATCATCATTTAATACAAGTGATAGATTTGTAAGCAAACCAACTGATGCTAAAGTTATTTTTCATTTTATTTGGTTAAATTCAAGTGGTAAAAGAATTTTTTTAGAACAACGAACTGATGAATTTATTTATGATTATTGGCCTACTTCTAGCACAACAGGTTCTCCTAAATATTGGGCAAATTATAGTGATACTTCTATATTAGTAGCACCAACGCCAGATTCATCTTATACAATAGAAATGACTTACGCTAGGAGACTAGCAGAACTTTCAAGTTCAAATACAACCAACTGGTTAACACAAAACGCACAAGACCTTCTCCTTTACGCTTGTTTGATGGAGGCTTGTACATTTAGTAAAAACAGAGAAGATTTAGCAATTTATACGCAACGCTATCAATCTGCTGTTGAATCACTAAATAATCAAACAAGACGAAGAAGAAGGAATGATTATGAATTTCCTTCTAATATTGCAGGTGAAAATCAATTAAAAGAAATGACAACATAAATATAAGGAGAAAATAGAATGGCAATAACACAAGTATTAACAGATACATTTAAACAAGATTGTTTAGATGGAGGACATAATTTAGGCAATGGTGGAAACACTTTAAAAATAGCATTATACACATCAAGTGCAACACTTGGTGCTACAACATCAGCTTATTCAGCAACTAATGAAGTAAGTGGCACAGGTTACACGGCAGGGGGAGAAACTCTTTCAAGTCAAGCCGTTTCTTATGATTCTTCTAATAATGTTGCATTTTTTGATGCGGCAGATCCATCTTGGTCTTCAGCAACAATTACTGCTCGTGGTGCTTTAATTTATAATAATTCTAAATCAAATGCGGCAATTGCAGTTTTAGATTTTGGTTCTGATTTTTCATCTTCAAATGGAACTTTTCAAGTACAGTTTCCAAGTGCGGCACATAATACAGCGTTAATTAGGATTAGTTAATGGCTTCGGGTACTGCCGGATATAACGCAGGTGCGTATGGAGACAATGGTTGGGATGATGGTGCTGTATTTGCAGAAACAGGTATAGCGGCAACTCTTGCACTTGGTACTGAAGAGGCTTCTGGTGGTGCAACTATTAACCAAGTAGGTTATGATAATTTAAGATTAAGTGTTTCTGATTTATCAGAAAATGTAACAGGAACAGCATCTGTAAATACAATAACGGGTATTTCTAGTACAAGTACAATAGGAACAGCAAAATTATGGTCTTTAGTAAATACTACGTCTGGAGGAACAGAAACATGGACAACAGGAATAGCAAATTAAATGAGTAATTATACACAATTAGGTTTTGTAAAACAAACCGATGGAGAAAATACAGGAACATGGGGTGACGTACTTAACGAAAACCTTATTGATCTGTTGGATGATGCAATTGGTGGATATGTAGAAGTTAGTGTTGCCTCTGGTAACGTAACTTTAGCTTTTGCTGATGGAACAGCAGATAATAATGGAAGACACGCAGTAATTAAATTTACTGGTTCTCCCGGCACAACAAGAACAGTTACCTTTCCAGATAAACAAATAAATTATTTTATTGTTAATGGATCAGATAGTTCAGTAATTTGTACTTCTGGTGATGGCACAGCTACTGTTACTATTCCAACTGGAATGAAAGATGTTATCTACATAGATGGCAGTGATGAAGTTTATAGTATGTTTGGAACTCCGCACTTAACATCTTCTGGTAATTTTACTGTAGATGCAACAACAGACATTATTCTAGATGCTGATGGTGGAGATATATTTTTTAAAGACGCAGGTACTACTTTTGGTAGTGCAACAAATACCTCTGGAAATTTAATAATTAAATCTGGAACAACTACTGCTTTAACTTTTAGTGGAGCAAACGTAACAGCCGCAGGAAATTTAACAGTAGATGGTAACTTAGATGTTACTGGAACTTTAGACCTAAGTGATTCAAACTTTACTAATGTTGGTTCTTTACAATTAGACTCAATTGCAGGAGATGGAGATACTGATACATCAATAACTTTTTCTGGTTCAAATGTAATTACAGTAAAAGCCAACAATGAAAACCAAGTTACATTTACTGATGGTGCTATTCTTCCTTCTACAGACGATAATATAGATTTAGGAAGTTCATCTGCACAATTTAAAGATGCATACATAGATGGTACACTAGAAGCTGATGCTATAACTATAGCAGGAGTTTCATTAGCAGAAACTATTTCTGATACTGTTGGAGCTATGGTAAGTTCCAATACAGAAACAGGAATTACTGTAACATACCAAGACGCTGATAATACTTTAGACTTTGCTCTTGGTGCGGCACAAACAACAATTACATCTTTACTTGCAACTGACATTAAAATTGGTGAAGATGATGAAA